CTGATACCACGGCGCAATCATGGTATTGGTGGCATCCATCACCAGCGCATCGAGGTTGGCGTAATCGCCGTGTTTACCCACGCGGATCACATCCGAAACAGTGCCATCTTCAGCGGTATGTTTGTTCATCACACGTGCGGGCGCTTCGTTGCGATATTTCTGCAACCAGCCGACCGCCACGTCCTGCAACAGGGGATTTTTGCTGCGGTCAGAGGTTGCCGCACGCTTAATGCCGTTGAAACCGGCCATCATTAAATCGAGCGACTGACGTTTGATAATGGCGTTACGAATACGCAGCTGGAAGTCCTGGAAACGCGCCCATAAATCGAGGGTGCGAAAACGAATATGGAAATCGAAATTGACCTGATCACATTCGTATTTATTGGACTCCAGCGCGGTGAAATCTTCGGTCTGACGCTCATGACCACTGGCGGTATCGGCGGTGCTGGCAATTGAGCCGGAGACACCGACACCGATTTTTTCACCCTTCATTTCAGCGACAGGCACCATGTTGATGCGGGTCAGAAAGTCGGATGACTCCTGCATGGTGTCCATCAGCGTTTGCGTGACGGACGGGTCGACGCTGAATTTTTTGGTCATGTCACCGGCGTCGACGTTGTTGAGCTTCGCCACCTGGGTGAGGTAGGCGTTAAATTTAAAGCGGGTTTGTGGGCGCATTGTTTTTCCTGATTAATGAGGTTGTTCGGGGTTAACAGTTGGTCAGCACGGAGTCGCCATTGCCGCCGCTTGCCGGTTCGCGACGGCGCTGCGTAAAGCTCTCGGTGTTGTCGAGTGAGGTTTCCAGCGTGGAGAGTTCGCCTTTCAGGGTGTTGAATGACAGCTCCATCGCATTCAGACGCTGCTCAGTGGCGTCGTGGTTGGCCTGCACCTGCTCGGTGACCACCGTTACCGCTTCATGCACATCGTTAAAACGCGCATCGTCATCAGCCTGTTTACGGCTGAAAATGCCTTTGACGGTGTCGGTCAGTTTGTTCAGCAGGGTGTCGGGCTGGTCTTCAAATTCCAGCTCGGCCAGCGTGGCAACCGAGAACAAATCTTCCGGGCGTTCTTTGCGACCCGCGAGCGGATTGGTTTTGGCACGCGAGCAGAACTCCAGATATTCAGTACCGAGACTTGCCGGGTCATCAGTCACCGCGAGGCCAATCAGATAGCACTTGCCGGAGTTGGAGAAATTCGGGCGAATTTCCATCGAGGTGTAAACCTTCTGGCCTTTGCCGACCATTTCCACCAGGTTCGCCAGCGGAGTGATGCGGGCAAACAGTGCCAGCTTGCCGTTGAGCGCGGAATCATCGTCGATGGTCTCGGCTTTTAGCTCAGTCACATCGCCGTAACGACAAAACGGGCTGTCAGGTAACACACTGGTGATGTGCTCGAGATTGATGCGTGCGCCGTAGACACGCGGGTCGAATGAATCGGCCATTTCCTGAATATCGGTGCCGCTGATCACGCGACCGTCGCAGGTGTCACCTTCGACGCCGATGCGGAACCATTTAGAAACTTTCTTTGCCATGTTCAGGAGTCCTGAGTGTGGGGTGATTGGGTCAGGCTTAGTTTCCTGACTCTGCACCCGGCCTGCCATTCATCCCGGATGGCTTACCCCTGACACAACAGCACCTTAGCGCGCTTCCCCCTCCGCTTCAGTAGCCTTGCCGCTTATCAGATAACGCGAGGCAATCATGACCATCACCACCGACACCTCCATTCTTAAAGATCCACGTCGACAGGCGTCACTGCTTTACTGGCAGGGGTTTTCCGTGGCGCAAATTGCGGAAATGCTCGGCCAGAAACGCCCGACGGTGCAGAGCTGGAAACAGCGCGACGGCTGGGACAGCATTGCGCCCATTAGCCGTGTTGAAAACAGTCTCGAAGCGCGGCTTATTCAGCTGATTACCAAGCCGAAAAAAGACGGCGGCGACTTCAAAGAAATTGACCTGCTAGGCCGACAGATTGAGCGGCTGGCGCGGGTGAATCGCTATAACCAGACCGGCAGTGAAGCGGATTTAAATCCCAACGTGGCCAACCGCAATAAAGGCGAGCGTAAGAAGCCGAAAAAGAACTATTTCAGCGACGAGGCTATCGAAAAGCTCGAGGAGATTTTCTTTGCCGAATCCTTTGAATATCAGCTCGGCTGGCATCAGGCAGGACTGCAACACCGTATCCGCAATATCCTTAAATCCCGCCAGATTGGGGCAACGTTTTATTTCTCGCGTGAGTCACTGCTGCGCGCGCTGAAAACCGGCCATAACCAGATTTTCCTCTCAGCCAGTAAAACTCAGGCGTATGTGTTCCGCGAGTACATCATCCAGTTTGCACGTCTGGTCGATGTCGACCTGACCGGCGACCCGATTGTCATCGGTAACAACGGGGCAAAACTGATTTTTCTCGGCACCAACTCCAACACCGCGCAGAGCCATAACGGCGACCTGCTGGTCGATGAAATTTTCTGGATCCCCAACTTTCAGAAGCTGCGCAAAGTCGCCAGCGGCATGGCCTCGCAACAGCACCTGCGCTCGACGTATTTTTCGACCCCGTCAACGCTGGCACACGGTGCTTTCCCGTTCTGGTCAGGTGAGCTGTTTAACAAAGGTCGGTCAGACAAAAGCGAGTGTGTTGACCTGGACATCAGCCACACGGCGTTAAAAAACGGCATGGCCTGCGCCGATGGGCAGTGGCGGCAGATTGTCACCATCGAGGATGCGCTCGCCGGTGGCTGCGACCTGTTTAACCTCGACACGCTGAAGCGCGAAAACAGCGCCGAGGATTTCCGCAATTTGTTCATGTGTGAATTTGTCGACGACAAAGCGTCGGTGTTTCCGTTCGAGGAGCTGCAACGCTGCATGGTCGACAGCATGGAAGCCTGGGCGGATGACTGGCAGCCGTTCGCCACGCGTCCGTTTGGTTATCGCCCGGTGTGGATTGGTTACGATCCTTCACACACCGGCGACAGTGCCGGATGTGTGGTGCTGGCTCCGCCGGTGGTAGCTGGCGGTAAATTCCGCATTCTGGAGCGTCACCAGTGGAAAGGGATGGACTTTGCGACCCAGGCCGAGTCCATCAAAAAGCTGACCGAAAAATACCACGTCGAGTACATCGGTATCGATGCGACCGGTATCGGCCAGGGTGTTTACCAGCTCGTCAGAGCGTTCTACCCGGCAGCGCGGGAAATCCGTTACAGCCCGGAGGTGAAAACCGCGATGGTGCTCAAAGCCAAAGACACCATTGGCCGTGGATGCCTGGAATATGACGTGAGTTATACCGACATCACCGCCTCGTTTATGGCTATCCGTAAAACCATGACCAGCAGCGGGCGCAGTGCCACCTATGACGCCAGCCGCAGCGAAGAAGCCAGCCACGCCGATGTCGCGTGGGCAACCATGCACGCCCTGTTAAATGAGCCATTAACTGCCGGTAGCGGCAACGCATCAACCTCAATTCTGGAGTTCAACTAATGGCGAAGAAACGCAAACATCACGCAGCAAAAAATACCATCACACCACCGGCTGCGGCACCGCAAAAAATGGAAGCCTTCACCTTTGGTGAGCCGTCGCCGGTGCTCGACCGCCGTGACATTCTGGATTACACCGAGTGCGTCGGGAACGGCAAATGGTTTGAGCCGCCGGTGAGTTTTACCGGGCTGGCTAAAACGCTGCGCGCCGCCGTGCACCACAGCTCACCGATTTATGTGAAACGCAATATTCTGGCCTCGACCTTTATCCCGCACCCGCTGTTATCGCAGCAGGATTTCAGCCGCTTCGCGCTGGATTTTCTGGTGTTCGGCAATGCGTTTCTGGAAAAGCGCATGAGTGTCACCGGCAAGCTGCTCAGGCTGGAAACCTCACCGGCCAAATACACCCGCAAGGGGACGAACGAGGACGCTTACTGGTTTGTGCAGTCGTTTGTCACCCCGCATGAGTTCGCGCCTGGCTCCGTGTTCCACCTGCTGGAACCGGATATCAACCAGGAGCTTTACGGCCTGCCGGAATACCTCAGCGCCCTTAATTCAGCCTGGCTGAATGAATCGGCAACGCTTTTCCGTCGCAAGTATTACCAGAACGGCGCGCACGCCGGTTACATCATGTATGTGACGGACGCCGCGCAGAGCAGCACGGATGTGGAATCCCTGCGCGAAGCGATGCGCAGCTCAAAAGGACTGGGGAATTTTAAAAACCTGTTTTTCTACGCACCGAACGGCAAACCAGACGGCATTAAAATCGTGCCGCTCAGCGAAGTGGCGACCAAAGATGATTTCTTTAACATCAAGAAAGCCAGCGCCGAGGATTTAATGAGCGCGCACCGTGTGCCACCGCAAATGATGGGTGTCATCCCGAATAATACCGGCGGTTTCGGTGACGTGGTGAAGGCAGCACAGGTGTTTGTGCGTAATGAGCTGACGCCGTTGCAGGAGCGAATCAAGGAGGTGAATGAGTGGATTGGTGAGGAGGTGATCCGCTTTAAACCTTACGAGCTGGCACCCGCCGAATAACCCTTTTTTTAAAGCCGCTGATATAGCGGCTTTTTTTCGCCCTTGCTTGCCACGTTCATTCGCAGGACACGGCATTGCCATAGACAACTAATACCTAGCAAATCGGCAAATACCACGACGATTCAATTTATTAATATTTTGTATTCCAATATGGCGAAATATAACTCTTTGGTTATATTTAAAAACGATAATACTCCGTGGCCGTAAATATTAGTTGAGCCAATGAATTATTACTCGATGTAACTACTCGGATAATCTGAGCGGTTTGAGGGAATACATATGAGGAAAAGAAATGAGACTTAAATTAATAGTCAAAAGTCTTGCACTGGCAGGGCTGCTTTCATCCACAGCACTGACTCCGTTATTTGCGCAGGAAGTTCCCAAAGAGGCAACGGCTTCAACAAAACAAGCTAACGACGCACTCTATAACCAACTTCCTTTCTCTGATAACACTGATTTTACCAACGCGCATAAAGGCTTTATTGCCGCAATCCCCACTGATGTCATAAAAGGTGCGCAGGGTAATGTGGTCTGGGATCCTCAGAAATATGCCTTTATTAAAGAAGGTGATAAATCGCCGGACACTGTAAACCCTAGCCTGTGGCGTCAGTCTCAACTAATCAACATCAGCGGCCTTTTTGAAGTGACCGAGGGTGTATACCAGATCCGTAATCTCGACTTATCCAATATGACCATTATTGAGGGTAAAGAGGGTATTACCGTTGTTGATCCACTGGTTTCTGCTGAAACAGCAAAAGTTGGCATGGATTTGTACTTCAAAAATCGTGGCAATAAACCGGTTGTCGCGGTGATTTACACCCACAGTCACGTTGACCATTACGGTGGTGTGCGCGGGGTTGTTGACGAAGCTGATGTTAAATCAGGCAAAGTGAAGATTTACGCCCCGGCGGGCTTTATGGACGAAGCCGTGTCCGAGAACATTATGGCAGGGAACGTCATGAGCCGCCGCGCCAGTTACATGTACGGCAACCTGCTGAAGCCTGATGTTAAAGGCCAGGTGGGTGCGGGTCTGGGTACCACGACTTCTGCAGGAACCGTGACATTAATCGCTCCGACTAATTACATCACCAAAACCGGACAGAAAGAGACGATTGACGGCCTCACCTACGATTTCATGATGGCGCCAGGCTCTGAAGCACCGTCAGAAATGCTGTGGTACATCGAAGAGAAAAAACTCATCGAAGCCGCGGAAGATATCACCCATACCCTGCACAACACCTATTCACTGCGCGGAGCGAAGATTCGAGACCCGCTGGCATGGTCGAAATACATCAACGATGCCATTAACCGCTGGGGTGATAAGGCCGAAATCATTATGGCTCAACACCACTGGCCAACGTGGGGCAATGAAAACGTCATTAACCTGATGAAAGGTCAGCGTGATATGTACCGCTATATCAACGACCAGACCTTACGTCTTGCTAACACCGG